TTCTCGGTGGGGCCGTGGTTTTCTTTCTGTTCATGAATCCTCAGCCAAAGAGCTAGTCTTATGATGCTGCTCGATCAATACGGAAAGCCCATCGACACCAAGGCCCTGGCTGCTGCGAGGCGGATCCAGGATCGAGCCAAGCGACTTGACTCGCTGTCGGCGTCTTACGACGCTGCGGCCAATACGGCAGAGACATCGAAGCACTGGCGATACGCCGACAATCTCTCCGCTGCTGCGGCCAACTCGGTCTCGGTGCGCAAGACACTGCGCGAGCGATCTCGCTACGAATGCATGGAAAACAATAGCTTCGCGAAGGGGGTCGTTCTTACCCTGGCCAACGATTGCATCTCGACCGGGCCAAGTCTACAGGTGATGCTCCCTGACACTACTGCCTCCCGCATGATCGAGGCAAAGTGGCGCAAATGGGCAAAGGACGTGCGGCTGGCGAGCAAGCTTCGCACTGCCCGGATCGCTAAGGTTATCGATGGTGAGACCGTCATACTCAAAGGCAACAACCCGCGATCAAAAAACGATGTAAAGCTGGATCTACGAGTCATCGAGTGCGACCAACTTGCGACGCCTTACTTCGCCGACGGACTGCCAAACAAAGTAGACGGTATTGAGTTCGACGACTTTGGAAATCCAACGGTCTACCACATCCTTAAAGGACACCCTGGGGACCGATGGCCTCTGGATGCCTTCGAAAAGGAGGATGTCGACCCAGACGACATCATCCACTTGTTCCGAGCCGAGCGACCTGGACAGATGCGAGGAATTCCCGAGCTGACACCTGCCTTGCCGCTGTTCGCCATGCTGCGTCGATACACCCTGGCGGTGATCACTGCTGCGGAGAATGCTGCGGACTTCTCGGCGATCCTCAAGACCCAGTCGAACGCTTTCGACTCTGCGTCCGATGGCATCGACGACATAGACCCGTTTGATTTCGTGCAGATCGATCGAGGACTGATGACTTCCCTGCCCAAAGGCTGGGAAATGGTCCAGTTCGATCCGAAGCAACCAGTGACGACCTATACCGAATTCCGCAATGCGATCCTTGGCGAGATTGCACGTTGCGTACACATGCCTAAAAACAAGGTCCTCGCGGATTCAAGTGGGTACAACTATTCCTCGGGCCGGTTGGACCACCAGACCTATCACGAATCAGTTGCCATTGAGCGATCCCAGTGGTGGGAAATCGAAGCCCTCGACCGGATCTTCGGTTGGTGGCTCGATGAAGCCTTGCTGATGGACGGCTACTTGCCAGCGATCGAACCGACCGATGAGATTCCAAAGGTCTGGCGATGGCCACCACAGCGAGATGTGAACCCTGCGGAAATCGCCGATGTGAACATCGAACTGATCCGAGCCGGCCTCAAGACTCGCCAACAGTACCTGATCGAGCAAAACCTCGACCCCGAGGCTCACGCGCAGCAGCTCATCGAGGAGGGCTGGGTGAATCCTGACACTCCCCCCGCTCCGGTAGGCGCTGCGTCTGGTGCTCCTAGTGCGTCTGGTGTGCCCGGAGCTGCGGCCCAAGGTACGGGCGCTCCCGAGCCGGATGCGAGCCAACCCGCTCCTACCGGGGAGTTCGCGAACATGTCTCGTTTGCAGCTCACCCGCAACACCCGAGCGATCGATGACACGCTCAACAAGATCGAGCAAGGCGTCTGGACCACATCGCGAGCGAGAGTGTTCCTCGAATCGCTCGGCATGAAAGAACGCACGATCAACAATTTGTTGGCCGAGTACGAAGAGCAACCAGCGTGAGCTCGCTGACGCACGAGGCAAAGACTCGTCAAGGCTATCGCCTTCGAGTGTACACCGCTGCCGGACGTCGCTCGATCTGGCTCGGACGCATCACCGAGCCCGAAGCGATCGCCATCCAGCGACATGTCGACGAGATCATCGCCGCCCAGACCGCAGACCTACCCATCCCAAGGCAAACAGCCCTTTGGCTCGATCGTCTGGACCAGGAAATCAAATCCAAGCTCACTTGCATCACCGGATCCATCCGCACCGTCCGGACTGCGATCGACGAGTATCTCAACGCGAAGCGAGATCTGCTTGCCACATCGACCGCCGAATCGGTTGGTCGCTCCCTGGCCCATCTGTCCGATGCCTGCGGTGATCGGCGCATCGATGGCGTGTCTCCCGAGGAAATCGTCACCGTCTATGATGCGCTCGAGCAAGGTGCGTCCACCCGGGGAAAGATCGCCAAGGACTGGAAAGCTTTCTTCCACTGGTGCGAGGACAATCGATGGATCGTTGCCAATCCGGCCAAGCGACTCAAGACCACGGTCTCTGTGCGTGAGAAGCGATTCGTGTCGGTGGAGACCATCGAGCGAGTCCTCCAGGCCTGCGACGATCCCGAGCTGCGGTTGGTGATTGTGCTGTCTCGATTCGGAGGCCTGCGGATTTCCAGCGAGATTCGCGACTTCACGCAAGCATCGATCGACCGGGCCCTAAAACGGATCAAGATCACAGACAACAAGCGAGGGATGGTCCGAGAGATCCCGCTTTTCCGTGAGATTGCTGCCGAGCTCCCAGCACCAGGCGTCGAACTGCTGCCGACGATCGCAAGCCTCTCGCACTCGGGGATCACCAATCGATTTAAAGATGTGGTTCGCAAGGCTGGCATTGAACCGTGGGACGTGCCCTGGCATTCGATGCGAGCCACTCGAGAGACCGAACTGATCACCGCCTTCGGACTGGCGACCGCTTCGAAGTGGATCGGCAACTCCGAAAAAGTCGCGATGACCAGTTATGCGATCATTCCCGACTCGGACTGGGCGAAGGCTGATTTGTAACTCTTTTTGGACGGTTTTTCGGGGGCGAGTGGTAGTCTCGTCCCCATGAGCAAATCGATCCGGGCAACCACGAAACGCAAGCGACGAGACCCCAGTGTCATCGTCGCCTCGTCCAAGAGCAACTTGGAACTGCGCACCAGTGGCGACTCCATCGCATTGCAAGCCGCAGATCCTAACACCCCCGACGCGCTGCCCAGTTTTAGTGGGATCGCCTATACCGGAGGTGTCATGCATCCCAAGCTTGCAATCCAGTGGAATGGTCCGGTGGTGATTGACCTCGCAGGCCTCGACGCACCGGTCGGACCAGTGCATCGAGACCACGACGAATCCAGGCCTGTCGGCCATCTGACTGCTGTGGCCAACGATGGTACCAAGCTCTCTGTCACTGGAGTGTTCTCGGTCCCCTCGTTGGATCAGCAGGAGATTGTCTCGGGAGCGAGAAACGGATTTCCTTGGCGACCCTCGGTCGGCGTGAAGATCCTCACTTACTCCACGATTCCGCAGGGTCAGACCCTCCAGTGCAACGGACGCACTTTCGAGGGACCGGTGCTCGTCGTGAAACGATCGCAGCTTAAAGAGGTCTCCCTGGTAACGATCCCAGGCGACCCAGAATCCTCTGTCTCTATTGCCGCTTCGGCCACATCAAACATGAAAACCTTTGAAGACTATTGCACCTCTCTTGGACTCGATCCTGCGACTCTTTCGCCCGAGGCCAAAGCCGCCCTGCAAGTCTCCTACGCCGAGAGCCTCGAATCCTCTGCGGACCCTGCCAGCACGGACGCTGGTGCGGGTTCGCAACCTCCTGACGCTTCTGCCGCCGACCCCAACAAACCAATGGAGCCACACATGGCCAAGCCTGCGACCGCTGCTGCTTCTTCTGCCTCGCCCGATCTGACTGCTGGTAGCACTTTGGATCTGACCGCCTACCGATCGCAGATGGCCGCTGAGACCAAGCGAGTCGGCGATGTCACCTCGCTCTGTGCCAAGTTCGGCAATCCGACCGTCATGGTCGGTGGCAAGAACGTCGACCTAGCGGCCCATGCGATCGAGAACGGCTTGACCGGCGACCAGACCGAGCTACTCGCTCGCCGCCATCAAGACCTGGAAGCCTCCCGCGATTCTCGCCCACGAGGCCCTGCAATTCACTCGCGAGCTAGCCAAACGTCGATCGACCTCGGAGCAATCCAGGGTGGAGTCATGTTGCGTGCTGGCATGCGGCTCGATTCGTCCAGTTTTGAGAATCGCGATGTCCGAGCCAAGCTTCCTGGATGGCTGCAAGCCGGTGCAAACGACCCAATCCGCGCACGCACCAGCGACCTTGCCCATCAGTACCGAGACTTGACCCTTGTGGAGACCTGTAAGCTCGGTCTCCAAGCTCGCGGGATCGATGTCCCGTCCAACCGGATCGACATGGTCCAAGCGTCCTTTTCCTCGGGGACTGTCGCCGTTCTGTTCGGTGCGACCCTCGGTGCGAAGATGCTCGAAAGCTACGCCGAGGTCGATGACTTCTCGCAAGGGATTTGCAGCGAAAGCGAGCGTCCTGACCTTGAGGAGCACAACAACAACCGGATGCAAGCCGCTCCGAATTTGAAGCACCACCCAGTCGGTGGGAAAGCCAGCCATGGCAACCGCCGTGTGTTGACTGAAAAGGCTCAAGTCGGACGATTC